CCCCATAAGCCTGCAAAGCAATTTACTATTCCATCAATAGTGTCAGGAACAATGCTGTGACCAACTAATGTGTCCCACAAGCCTTTAAAGAATCCAACTACACCATCAACAAATCCCTGAAGGAATCCAGAAACAGCATCCCACAAGCCACCAAACACTTTGCAGACACCATCCCAAATTCCTTGCAATGCTTCTTTGCAAAGATCACCGTTCAGTGTGAAAATGCCAACAATTAACTGGAAGACACCGCTGACCACCTGAATGATACCTGAAAAGGCTGTTGCAAATCCTGAAATTGCTGAAACAATTCCATTGATCGCACCGACTGCAAGACCGAATGCAGCCACGAATGCACCGCCTAAAATGCCAGCCACACCTGAAAGGGCTGATTTCAGTGATTCCCAAATTGGCATAAGTGCATCACGCAATGCAGGAAGCAGATTTTCTGTGATTACAGACCAAACCTGTTGGAATGCATCTTTGATTGTTTGAAGCGGCTCTGACAGATTTTGAAGACTTGACAGCAGATTGTCACGAATCAAAGTGACAAGTGGTTCAAGATTGTCCCACAATCGCCCTGCAAAATCAGCAAATTTCTGAAATCCATCCCTTGCAGCTGTGATCTTGTCATTCAGCCATTGCAGCGCACCTTTTGCAAGATCACCAGCTTTTGCTGTCAGCTTGTCAAACCAATCTGAAGCACCAGAAGCAGCTGTTGAAAATGCGCCTGACAATAAATCTGCAACAGGCTGGAACTTTTCTTTCAGTTCACCAATTGCATCCCTGACACCCTGACCTGCTTTTTTCAGATCATTGAATGCACCAACCAGATTCTTCTGGATTGCATCAATGACAGGCTGACATTTCTGAACAATGCTGTCCCATGCTTCTGAAAGTCTGTCTTTCAGCTGACCTGCTGCTTCTTTCATGGTGTTAAAACCATTAACAAGACCATCTTTCAGCTTGTTTATAAAATTCCTGAAGGTTTCACTCTTTTGGTATGCAGCAACAAATGCAGCCACCAAAGCACCTATTGCCAAAACCACAAGCGTGATAGGTGATGTGATAAATGCCATTACTGCACCAAAAGCTGTTGAAGCTGCTGTTGCAATTCCTGCTGCTATACTTGCAGCATTTAATGAAAGGACATAAGCACCTATCGCAACACCAACAGTTGCAAAAGCAATTCCAATGACAGTCATTGTTGTCTTGTGTTCTTTTGCCCACTTGATTGCATCCTGTGTCTTTTCACTAAGACCTGCAACCGCTGAAGCTAAACTTTTAACAACACCAACTGCTTTTGGAAGGATAGCCGCACCAATAACAGCTTGAAAATCTGTCCATGCTTGTTTCAGGTTTCCTGTCACATTTGTCCATGTGTCAGATTCCCTTGCAGCCTGTCCGAGTGCGCCTGAAGCTTTGTTTGCATCTTCAACCATCTTCAACAGTGTCAGCTGTTTCTGTGATTCTGAAAGTTCATTGAATGATTTTCCATACAATTCATTTGCAGCTGCATTTCTTGTGGTTTCAGTACATGAAAGACCAAGTGCAGCATCATTTTCATAATTACCTTTCAGGAATGACTGAAGACTTTCTGTTGTGTCTTCCAGTGATCTGTCATAAAAGGCAGCACTGTCAGCAACAGCAACCATTGCCCTTTCAGAAAGTGAAAGTGCATCTTCAGTGTCCATTCCTGTTGTTTTCGCAAATGCTGCAATCTTTGTGAAGCTTCCCTTCATTCTGTTTTCAGAAATACCAGCTTCATTTGCGATCCCTGAAAGGCTTTTGCTTGCTTTGCCTTCCAAATCTCCAAACACCTGTGAAAACTGTGATTCCATTGCACTTGCATCTGCTGCTGCCTGAACACATCCAAGACCAAAATCTTTTATTTTATCAACAGCAAGGAATGTTCCAATTGCTGCACCGATCTTTGCAAAGCTTCCAACCATGCTGTTTCCTGCGCCTTCAGTGCTGGATTTCATGTCTTGTGATGCTTTGCGCCATGCCTGACTGGTGGACATCCCCTGTGCTTTATATTCATTTACTTTTGCTTTCAAACTGGAAAATGATGATCCAGTTTGTTTGTTTGAACTTTGCGTGGATTGATTGCTTTTCCCAATATCATTTGCAGTTTCCTTTGCCTTTGATGATGTTTCAGCAAGATCACTGTTTGCTTCTGAATTGTCAATTGCAATCTTTCCAAGCAATTTAAACAGTTCCATCTATAACTTCACCCCCTGTGTTTGGATTGAAGTTTTTCAGAATGTCCATAGAATCTTTTACGGTTGTTTCAATTGTCCTTTTTGACATGCTCTGATTTTCCTTGTTTGCTTTGATGTCATTCTTGAATTCCTGATATGTGCCTTCCCACACTTTGTGCAAGAAAAATTCCCAATCAAGCTGATCTTCCCTTTCTTGGTTGATCGTTTGAATGAATTCAGAAACAAATTCAGCAAATCTGCATGTCTGGATCATTCCATCCATAAAAAAACATGGATCAGAATATCGTTTTGATACCTGATCCATGAATTGAAAGTCACCTATTTGAACAATTTTGAAACAACCTTGATAAAATCCTTGAATTCTTCTTTCTTGATGAAGTCAATGATCATTTCCATGAAGATTGTCATGTCTAAATCTTCCACTTCTTTCACTGCCATTCCTGACACGCTTGAAAGCATCTGATAGATTTCATTTTCACATTTTGGAAGATTTCCAAGGATCACATTTGCAATTTCTAAAATCACTGTGATTCCAACAACTGATGTGAAATCAACATCTTCTGCACTTTCACCTGTGAATGATGCAATCATTTTCTTGATCCCATCCTTTTCAAAGCAAGCAGTGAATTCATTCACACCAATCTTTCCAATGATTTTTGACATCAGGAAAACATCTTTTGATTTCAGCTGTCTGAATGTGTATGGTTTTTTGACTTCCATTTCAGTTGCTTCTTCTGTTTTCATTTCCTGATCTTCAATTTTTGTTTCCATCATAGTTGTTTCTGACATTGTTCAAATCTCCTTTTCTATTTACTTTCTTTTTTAACTTCAGCAGCTGGTTTCACAACTTCAACATAGTTTCCAGAACGCTTGATTTCTCTGTATCTAGCATCTGTGATTTCCATTGTTTCACCAGTTTTGTGCTGTTTCCCTGTGTATCTGTCAGTGAATTCTTTGATGACCTTAACTTTGATTTTTTTCATAGTTTAGCCCCCTTACACAGTTGCAGCTTTTGGATAATAGATTCTAATTGGAACTCTGTCCAGATCAGTGTCAATATCTCCATAAGCTGTGAATGTTGCTTTGATCACTGAATTTTCCTTGTTCTTTGGATCAAGCTGGAAGCCTGACTTGCAAAGCGCATAATCCATGATGATGATGATCTGTTTTGACTGATCTGCTGTATAACCAACAAATCCAAGGTTTTCAACATAATCACCTGCAACAATTGCATTCTTTGTCTGGATGCAATCGAATCCTTCAACATATCCTTCAGATTCTGCATCAAGGATTTCACCAAGTGTTGTCATCTTCAGGATGTCAGCATTGATTTCTGCAAAGTTTACTTCAGCTTCACCTGTGCCGCCCTGCATAACTGCAAGACCCATTGCAAGTGCTAAAGCACCATCAATTTCAATGTCTTTGACTTCAGGTGCTAATTTGATAGATGAACCACCAGAAGTTGCACCAAGAACAGTTCCATTCCATCCTGTGCCTGCTTCATATTTCAGTCCTTTGAACCATGTACCTGCACCCAAAGGAATATTTGAAGGTGTGTCTTTTGTGATTCCATGTTTTGCTAATGCCATAATTCCTTAAACCCCTTTCCATACTTTGATCTTTAGGTTTATTTGTATCTTTTTCAAATCCGCTTCCCCTGTTGGAATATAAAAAGCACCATCAAAAAAGACTGCGATTGATCCGCTGTCTGTCTTTGCCCTTAATCCATTGATAGGATCAAAGTGCTTTTCAATTTTTTCTTTTACCGTTTCAAGGTCAAGATAGTTCCCCCTGTGGAAGCCCAAAAGAAACATTGTTGTTTCTCTTTTTCCGTCTTCTGTGGTGAATTCATCAGGTGTTGGAAGTTCACCCACAAAATAAGGATATTTTATTTCAGATGTCCATTCACCGAATTCATAAGGAACTGAAAGAATGTCCATCTGTTCATTGATGAATTTTAATTTGTCCATTTTACAGTCCTTTCAATGCTTCCTGAATACGTTGAATGATCTTTGATTTCAGGCTTGTGTATGCCTTCCAGAATGCCCTTGAAGGCTTTTTCCCATGTGTGAAATGCCATACACCTGTTTCATCTTCATAAGCCCAACCGCCTTTGCGACCATTGCCCTGAAGCGCATGTTCACCTGTTCCAAATTCTTCCCATATTGCATTCTGATCACTTGATCCAATGATTGCTTCATACTGTCCTGCAATGAATGATCCTGTCACCCTGTGTCTGAAGCTGCTTTTGGTCTTTCCTGTGTCAACCCTTGTGTTTCTTTTCACAGCTGATTCAAGTTCACCTGCAACTTCTTCCAGAACAGCATCAACTTTGTCATCAATAGCAGATTGCACATTGATTGTATAGTCTTCAAAGATCACATCATTAGCCATTCCAAGCACCTACTTTTCGCAAGTAGAT